GGAACTATCGTAACTGGTGCTGCAATGGCAGACCTTTCTGGTTATACACTTACGCTTGTAGGTCAAGAAGTAGAAGCTGCTAACTTTGTAGCTAGTCCTACGGCTGCTGACCCATACGCTGGTATGTCAAGTGCTACTGTAACAATTACCGTAGGAACGAATTCGTAACTGATTTCATTTTAATAATTAAGGGTGGCTATTGCTGCCCTTTTTTTATGCCTTACATTTAACAAAACCTAGACTTTATTATTGTATAAGTATGCAGATAATACAAAGTTCAACGGACAGTCAAACGATAAACTTTATTCCTAGAGAATATACAGAGGGGACTACCTATACGATAACAATCAAAGACGAAACAACCAACAAAGAGGTGTTTAGTTCTACTGCAACTATTTTTACTGCTTTAGATTATTACTATCAATACAGTAATGTTTTTACACTAGTTGAAGACACTATGTATATGCTAGAGATTAAAGATGGTACAGAAGTGATTTTTAAAGATAAAATATTTTGCACCAACCAAAACGTTACTACATACAGCGTGAATGATAATGAGTACATTAAAAATACAGTAGCTAACGATTTTATCATAATATAATAAAATGTCAAGAAATAACAACACCAAAGCTGGAGGCTTACACGTAATCAATTTATCAACGTATAACAAGCCTGAGATTACAGAAGATAAAAGGAAAGACTGGGTAAACTACGGCTCAGATAATGATTACTATTCTTACTTAATAAAACTATTTACAGACAGCACAACTAACAACGCTATTATTGGAGGAGTTTCGTCAATGATTTTCGGTAAAGGTTTAGATGCTTTAGACAGTTCTACAAAAACAGAAGAGTACGCTGCAATGCGTTCTATCTTTTCTAATGAATGTTTAAGAAAGGTTTCTTTAGATTTAAAACTATTAGGAGAAGCAAGTTTCCAAGTTACATACAAAGACAAAAAAGTATATAAAGCAGAACACTTTCCAAGACAAACATTACGAGCAGAGAAATGTAACGAAGAAGGGCAAGTAGAAGCTTATTACTACCATCCAGATTGGGTTAACATTAAACCATCTGACAAGCCTAAAAGAATTAAAGCTTTTGGATTTGGTAACGGTACAGAGCCTGAAATTAAAATAGCTAAAAGATATGTATCTGGTTTTGACTACTACGCTCCTGTAGATTATCAAGGAGGACTTGCATACGCAGAACTAGAATCAGAAGTATCGGATTATCTTATAAACGATGTAACTAACGGCTTCAGCGGAACTAAGGTAGTAAACTTCAACAATGGAGTGCCAGACCAAGACCAACAGCTAAGCATCAAGAATGATGTAATGCGTAAGCTCACAGGAAGCAGAGGAGAGAAGGTAATCATTGCCTTTAACAACAACGCTGAAAGTAAGACTACAATAGATGACGTGCCTTTAAATGATGCACCAGCGCATTATGAGTATCTATCTACTGAGTGTTCAAACAAGTTAATGGTTGCTCACCGTATTACTTCACCTTTACTTTTAGGGATAAGAACAGGTAACGCTGGACTAGGAAATAACGCTGATGAAATCAAAACAGCATCGTTGTTATTCAATAACGTAACTATAAGACCATATCAAGACCTTTTAATAGACTGTATTGACGATATATTAGCTTTTAATGGTATATCACTAAAATTATATTTCAAGACCTTACAGCCGCTAGAATTCATTGACACAGATAACGCAATAACAGACGAAGCAAGAGAAGAAGAAACAGGTGTTAAATTATCTAAGTATTCTTTTAACGATGAAAAGGCTTTTGATTTGCTAGACGAACTAGGAGAGGAAGAAGATTTAGACGAATGGGAATTAGTAGACGAAAGACAAGTAGACTACGACCAAGAAGAAACGCTAGACAAAATGATAGGTTTAGCTTCTACAGGAGCTGCAAGACCAAACGCAAAGAGTAAACAAGATGGTGAATCTGAAGGAATGAAATTCAAAGTTCGTTATCAATATGCACCTTTAAAGGCTTCTGCAAATAGTAGAGAATTCTGTTCTAAGATGGTTGCATCTAAAAAGATATACAGAAAAGAAGATATTATTCAAATGGGTAACCAAGCGGTTAATGCAGGATGGGGATTAAATGGTGCTGACACTTATTCTATATGGGAATTTAAAGGCGGTGGTGATTGCCATCATTTCTGGATGAGAAAAACCTATATGGCTAAAGGAACTACACCAGATGCAAAGAATCCTAAAGCAGAGGTAAGTGTAAACAAAGCAAAGAAAGAAGGTTTTACACCTGAAAAGAACGAATCAAATGTGGCTAAACGACCAACCGATATGCCTAACAACGGTTTTGTAAATAAATAAGAAATGGCAGAAGCACTATTAATAGGAAGAGCAGACATAGTTAAATTTACTGCAATGAATGGAAACGTAGATACGGATTCTTTTATTCAATGGATTAAAACAGCTCAAGATATACACATACAAAACTACTTAGGTACAGACCTTTTTGAAAAGATACAAGCTGATATAATTGCGGGTACTTTAACAGGAGACTATTTAAGCCTTGTAAACGTCCATATAAAGCCTATGCTGATACATTGGGCAATGGTTGAGTACTTACCCTTCGCAGCTTATACAATCGCTAATAAGGGCGTATTTAAGCATTCTAGTGAAAACGCTGAGAACGTATCAAAAGACGAAGTAGATTACTTAGTTGAGAAAGAAAGAGACTTAGCACAATACTATACAGAAAGGTTTATTTCTTATATGAGTTTTAACAATACATTATTCCCTGAGTACAGAACTAATACAAACGATGATATTAATCCATCTTACGACAGTTCATTTAGTGGGTGGGTTCTCTAACATATTATGAAAAGAAAGAAAGTAGGTACTTATAAGCCTAAACAAGATAACGTAATTAAACTAACTAATTATCTAAACAACATAGATAACAAAATAGAGAATAAATTATTGTATAAGTATGGCAAATAACATAAACTGGGGAAGAATATACTGCTCTACTGAATGGGGAGACGTCTTTAATACAACGGATGCAATACCACAACTATCAGCAGATTTTTGTTGGACTGATAATGTATTAAGATTTTCGGTAGATGATACAAATATAAGAGTAGACACAACGACCTTAAGAGCAGACGCAACACAACTTTAAATAAAATAAAATGGCTAAACAAACGGTAAATATTGGTAGTACGGCAAATGATGGGACTGGAGACCAGTTAAGAAATGCCTTTGATAAACTAAATCAAAATAATGATGAAATCTATGGAGCTAACTTCGTAACAGAAGATATGCTTAATGATAACATTGTAGGAGCAGATGAACTAAAAGTAACTGGAGACGGTTCGGTTGGTCAAATCCTTACTTCAAACGCAGATGGAACTTTCTCTTGGACTACAGGCGTAGCTGGAGATATCACAGGTGTTGAAGCGGGAGCTGGTTTAACAGGAGGAGGTACTGGAGGCGATGTTACTTTAAACGTAGTTGCTGGTACAGGTATTACTGTTACAGCTGATGAGGTTGCTCTTGATACTACAGTACAAGATGAAATAACTTTAAACACAGCTAAGGTTGGCATTACTACTGCACAGGCTGCAGACATTGTAACGAACAACGCTAAGGTTTCTGACCAAACGGTTACTTTAACTGAAGGAGCAAATGTTACAATTACTGGAACTTATCCTAGTTTCACTATAGCATCTGATGATGTAGTAGGAGCTGTTAATTCTGTAAATGGAGATACTGGAGTAGTTGTTTTAGATACTGCAGATATAGCAGAAAATACAAACCTATACTACACAGAAGCAAGAGTAAGTGCAAATACAGATGTTGCAGCTAACACAGCTAAAACAGGTATTACTTCTGCACAGGCTTCAGAGATTGCAGCAAACACTCTTAAAGTAGGAATCACAACGGCACAAGCTGGAGAGATTACAGCTAACACTCTTAAGGTAACTAACGCAACGCATACAGGTGATGTTACTGGAGATGGAGCATTAACTATTGCAGATAACGTTGTTAACGCATCCAAACTAGATGTAACTGGTGATGGTACTGCGGGACAACTTCTACAGTCTGACGGTGACGGCTCAATGACTTGGGTAACTGGTGTAACAGGAGATATCACAAGCATAATTGCTACAGATGGTATAACAACACCAGATGGAACAGCAGGTGATGTTACAATTGGTTTAGCTGCAAGTGTTGCGGGTGATGGTCTTACATTGACTTCAGGAGTATTAAGTGTAGATACAATTCAAACTGGGGATATAGCAGATGATGCTGTTACAGCTGATAAGTTAGCAGACTCTATTAATACAGACATTGCAGCTGGTGTAGCTAAAGTATCAAACGTAACACATACAGGAGAAGTTACAGGTTCTGGTGCTCTTACTATTACGGACGGTGCAGTAGTTGCAGATAGACTTGCTACAGACGCTGTTACTACAGATAAGATATTAGATAACGCAGTTGACTACGATAAGTTAGGTACAGAATTTACAACGTCTACTACTTTTACAGCAGCAACAGACTTTGATGTAGATTGGAGTACAGCAGCTATATTTACAGCTCCATCCTCTATACCTATGGATTTAAGATTTACTAATGCGGAAGTTGGTCAAGTAAAGACAATTATAGTAACAGACTCAGGAGGAACATCTGCTCTTACGTTTGACAGTTCAATGACTATAACTACTTTAAATGGAACTTATTCTGCAACAGCAGGAGCAGTAAATTATATTCAAGCAGTCTGCACAGCTACAGACACATTCTTTTTAACCATATCACAAGCAGCATAATGAAAGCAAGATTAGAAGACGGGAAGGTTGTAAAATACAACACTATTCCAAACAGTTTTAGAGCAATAGGTAAACTAATAGCAGGAGGTGGAAAGAACTTGTCTACTGAGAAACTAGAAGAGTACGGCTTCTTTGATGTTATTGAACCTGTTTACGATTCAGTAACTCAAGTAGCGCATAACCTACATTTTGATAATGCTTATGCATATGAAGATATGGACGGAAGTGAACTTACTAGAGAAGCATTTGTCTATGATATAAAAGATAAGACAATTTCTGAAACAGTAGCAGAACTTAAAGCAAGTAAGATTAAAGAATTAAAAGCTCTAGCTCATAGTAAACTAACAGTTACTGATTGGTATGTTACAAGAAAATCAGAACACGATGTTGATATTCCTTCTGGCGTTCAAACAGAGCGTTTTCAAGTGAGACTAGACGTTCGTACTAAAGAGGTAGAAATAAATGCGCTTACAACAAAGGCTTCTATATTGAAGTATGATATTAACTTCTAAATTACCTAAATGGCAATTAACGAAAGACTTATAGATACAGCGGTAAGTGGTTGTTCTGCTGAACCCCCAGAAGAAGGTTTACAACTTCACTTAGATGCCAACGATGTAGATAGCTATGATGGAGATGGTGATATTTGGTACGATATAACAGACCACGAATATACACCTGCTACCAATGTATCAGAGCATTTTAATACTGTCTTACATCCTGGTAATAGTATTGGAACTACTAAACAAATAACTGGAGTAGGTTTTCAACCCGACTTGGTCATAACACAAGCCAGAAATGCATCTCCAAGTCAAATAAATTCAGTATATGATTCTGTTCGGGGCGTTGGTAATGGTGTAGATTCGGCTGGAGAAAGAATGTTAGCGACATCCCTAACTATTGGTCAATCAGGTTTTGATGGTAGAGTAAATGGTTATTTAAGCTCTTTTGATTTGGATGGATTTACAGCTACAAAAGGAACTGGAGCAGGGCAATATTACTATAATCATAGTGGCTACAACTATGTTTCTTGGTGTTTTAAAGCAGGAGGTGCGGCAGTATTAAACGAAGAAGGTACGATAGATTCTCAAGTTAGTGCTAATAATGATTTAGGTTTTAGTATTGTTAAATATACTGGGAACGGTTCAAGCAATGAGGAAGCAATAGGACACGGATTAGATGTTAAACCAGAGATGGTTATAATAAAAGATTTAGATAATGTTAGGGATTGGTATGTTTATACAGACATTATTGACGGTTCTATGGATGTTTTGTATTTAAACAAGACAGATGCAAAAGCAAATTCATCAAGAACAAGCCCCACTTCTAGCGTTTATAAAATACAAGGAGCTACTACCTTAAACAAGAGTAGTCAAAATTTTATTTCCTACTGCTTCACATCTAAAAGAGGTGTAAGTAAAGTAGGGAGTTTTGTAGGAACAGGTGTAGCGGGAAATAAAGTTTACACTGGTTTTGAACCTGCCTTTATAATGATTAAGAGAACATCTTCAACAGGAGGTTGGACTATTGTTGATAATAAGAGAACACCATTAAATAAATATCTTTCAGCTAATTCTAATGCAACAGAAACTAGTGCTACTTCGCCTATTGTTTTTGAAAATGATGGGTTTAGTTTTGGCGGGACAGGAGTTTCTTTTAACCAATCTGGAGTAACTGCTATTTACTACGCAGTAGCTAAGAACACAAACGAAACAAGTTTAATACCAGATACAGATTTAGAACTAAATTTAGATGCAGATAGTTTCCCAGAAAAAGGAGAAAGCGGATATAATAACACACCATCTACTTGGACTGACTCTAGCAGCAATTCAAACAACGGTACTATTACAGGTGCTACGTTTGATTCTGAATTAGGTAACTGGTTAGACTTTGATGGTAGTAATGATTTTGTTGATTTAGGAGACATAAACGGAACTAATACTGGATTAACTGTTTCCACTTGGGTTAATCCTGATTCAACTCAGTTACAATACGCAACTATATTTGATTTTGAACATTCAGACGATGAAGGGTGGGCAATGCATCAAGATAACAATACCACAAACTCCTATAAGATTGCATTAAAAGACGGTGTAGCTTGGGACGTCTCGGACGGATTTTCTCTTACAGCTAACACTTGGCATCATATTGCTTTTACGGTAAATTCAGGTGGGGCATTTGAGCTGTATGTTAATGGTTCAAATACGCAGAGTAAAAGTGGCTGGGGAGGTTTAGGCTCTCAACAAAGAAGGTTAAATTTAGGCTGTTGGGGGAGTACTGATGGAGTCAATAGAAGTAGGTTTTGGAATGGTCAAATAGGTCAGTTTAGAATATACTCATCAGCTCTTACCCAAGCACAAATAAGACAGAACTATAACTTTACTAAACCTAGTTATCCTAATGGGCATAATTTTATAGGTAATAATATGGATAGTGCTGATTGGAATACTAACGGCTACTTTTCTTTTAATGGTACTAATGAACTCTTTTCAGATACTAGTTTTACACCATCTTTAACAGATGTGCAAACTGTTAGCTATTGGGTTAGGAATTCAGCGATAAGTGGAAATGAAACAGTTTTTTCTATTGGTCAGACAGGTGCTTCAAATGTTTATTCTTGGATAAACTTTGGCTATAGCTCAACAGCAGGTGCAGTACAAGCGTCTTATAGTGATACCGTTGGGGATATCAAAAACGGAACCAAAACAAATTCAGCTTACATAAGCTCTGATTGGCAACACCATTGCTTTTTAATTTTCCCTGAGAATAGAGGTACATCTAGCCAAGCTTTCAAAATATATATAGATGGTGTTGAATCTGCTGTTACTAATTCAACTACTTCAAACTCTCTTGCAACTGTACAAGGTTATCCTATTATAGGGAGATATTCAGGTCAAGTAGTAAATCAATTTAGTGGGGATTTGTCTTCATTACGAGTTTATGATAGACGTTTAACTGAAGCGGAAATAACAGCTTTACATTGTAAAGGTAGATAATGCAAGATTTGAAGATATACGGGTTGAATATTGGAGCGATGCTTTTTAGTGTTGTAAATGAGTTTAACCCTATACTTCAAACGATAGTATTGGTTCTAACAATAATTTACACAGCGGTTAACATATACAAACAATTCAATAAATAAAATGAAGAAAAAAGACATTATACATTACTGCGGTGCAGCTGGGATATTCCTAATGGTAATTCTATTACTACTTTATCTAGCAAACAATTCTATACCAGCAGACAACAAAGATATATTTGTA